GCGGTTGACGAGGCTCGAACTCGCGACCTGCACCTTGGCAAGGTGCCGCTCTACCAACTGAGCTACAACCGCATTGCTGCCCCACCTGGACTCGAACCAGGGACACTCGCATTAACAGTGCGATGCTCTGCCAACTGAGCTATGGGGCACTAGACGTTAGATGACTGAAGGAAGGACTTTAGGCTTCCTACAGACATTGACACCTTAGTTTCATCATCATCTACTCCTTCGCCATCAATAATAGCGTTAGCAATAGAACTCTTTTGTTGTAGGGCTTCCCATTGACGTTCTTCAATGGACCCTGCGATAACTATATCTTGAATTACGATAGAGGGCCAAGTTGATGAGGCTCTCTTAATACGTCCGTTACGCTGTGTGGCGGTACCTGATGACCACGGTAGGTCATAGTTAATCAGCATGTTAGCTGCAGGTAGGTCTACACCATAACCGCCAGCATCGGAAGAAATAAGAACACGAACAGTAGGGTCGCTATTAAAAGCAACTTTGTTATCTTCTTTAGTTTTAGCATCTAGTTTCCCTGAGTATAGTCGGCACTGCTCTGGCCCTAGAGCCTCGGCAATCTTGTCAAGCATGTCTACGTAGGTAGCAAATATGACTACTTTGTTTTCCTGATTCTGGTCCAAGAAGTCCTTAACATACTGAGTAAGATAGTCAAGCTTAGGCGAGTTACCAACACTATCAAGAAGACCCCCATCAACCAGTTCAGTGACATAAGCAGAACCCTCTCCTGACATTAGTTTAAACTTTGCAGCGCTACTCTTTAATAACTCTGGGTGTGAGCAGAGCATTTTTAATGCTCCAATCTTAGACATAATTTTTCCACGCATCTCATCCTGTGGCCCACCACGTGTGGACTCCATGCCGTAGTGCGCCATTACGTTGAAGTTAGAACCAAACAAGTCTTGAGCTTCATCAAGGTCCGCTAACAAATCTTGTGAGATGCGTGTGTATAACTTTGAGCATGCTCTATCAAAGACAATTTTTATAGGGTCTTTATGGATGGTGTCAGGTAGATAAGGCGACACATCTGGGTCTTTCTGCGCCTTACGTACGCAGACTTCCTTCATCCTTGTGTGTAGGGTAGAAAGGTTGCGGTAATACTGAGGTGCTCCCCAAGAGTTTCTTACAATAAAAGCAGCGTCAAAGATGTCAAACCGACCAAGTACGCTGGCGTCAACAAATTGCATAATGCTGTACAACTCTTCAGGCTTACCATTTTCAATCGGAGTACCAGTGAGTGCATATCTATATTTAGCATTGATTAGCTTCTTTACTGCTCGGGAACGTTTGGACTTGAAAGACTTAATAGCTGTGGCTTCGTCAAGGACAACGAATCCTCGTGGTAGGTCCTTGATGGTATCCCAGTCGTTAACAACTTGCTCGTAGTTAAGAATGATGTAATCAACCCCTGAATTCCTCCAGTCCATAGCTTCTGCGTATTGGGCTGCCCGCTTCTTTGGCGTTCCATCAATGACCAAAGCTTTAGAAGTTCCATCGGTAAATTTCTCAATCTGATTAGCCCACTGGTATTTTAATGAGGATAAGCAGATTATAAGACCTGGCTCTGTAACTTTGTTCTCATCCATCAAACGTTCTATGGCTGCAATAGTAATAACAGTTTTACCAAGGCCTAGGTCATAGGCCACTAGCACCTTGTGACGTTCAACCATGCGGTCTACAGCCTCTGGCTGATAAGGAAGTAAAGTCCCCTTAAAAGTCATAGCTATACTCCTTCTTCTTAGGTGCTGGCTTTGCACCATACTTCTGAGCAGGGCACTTACCTCTACCGTGAACTCTAGCAAACCCTTGCTGAGAACCTTGTATTCGCTTCTCGTGCTCTACCGCATCGTACTCAAATAAAATCTGGCCCATCTTCATGCAGTGACCACAACGCCAGACCACATACATACCTTTAAAGTGCTTACCCTCTTCTGTAACCCAGTCTAAATCTTTACGCGCCCAGGTCCAACAATGGCCCGCGCAGTTTTTATCGTAGCTCATCTTTACGCCAGTGGAGATAGGACTTGATGTAAACAATTCCGTAGGCAACAGCGGCAACAATGAACCCATACTGGTCTGTTGTTAAAGCGTAGACAATCCAAAGACACTCATTAAGACAGAGGATTAGCCATCCCCAAATAGTTTTTCTACCTACAAAGAAAATACCAGTTACGCCAATAGCGGCTAGTAACCAAGACCAATACTGATAATCAATCATACGTAAGCTCTCATTCTTGTTCCAATTAATACCGCTAAGTCTTCAAGCGTACCATTGTTGAGGAATATCTGGTCAACCTTTTCACCATCCATAGCAGTCTCTGATGCATGAGTGTTTACTGGTTCTATACCTGTGCGCTTTATACGCCAAATCTGTGCGTCATCGTACTCTCTAATTTCTTTAGCTTCGTTAGGGTATCTGACATCAGTAATAACAAAGTTGCCTTCCCAATGAACTTGACGCAAAGCTTGATGTACCCAGAAATGCTCACCAAATACTTTGCGAGCGCCTACGCCTAGGTTCTGTAGAAGGGCTCTGACTTCAGGGAAAGCAGTCTTTGCTACATCCCAACCATAACCATCTACAACTCCTTGAAGTCTGTAGCCACCATCTTTAACTGTAGGGTTCATCTCATACAGAAGTTCTCGGATAGGGTCAGCAAAAGCAACACGGGTGTACCCATAATTATTAACCAGTATCTCAGCAACTGAATCTTTACCTGACTGTGCATATCCACATAGACCAATAATCATTTTAACTCCTTAACATATGGGTGGCGTTTTCAAGTCCCCAGACTATCTCAGCTTGAGACATTCCGCCAACGTCTTTCATATCTGTTTGCGAATAGTTAAATAACCAGCACTCAAGGCCATACTCTTTTGCCCGCTTAAGCAGGTCGCGAGTAGCCTCATTACCAGCCTTATCATTGTCCATTGCAAAAATTACACGCTGACCACCGCGAATTAAATTAAACTGCATGTCAGAGACTATGCATCCATATACCGCTACGCCCCCTGGAAAACCCACAGAAGCTAAACGGATAACATCTAAAGGTGATTCAACAACAATCATGTCTCCGCCCTCGTAGAGGTCGTAACCGAACAAGGCGTCGCCTTTCTTTACACGTGTAGTGTTTTTAAAAATGCGACGTTCATGGCCTTTCTCCTGCCATCCCATAAGCTTATTAGTTAGTGGGTCTCTAATAGGAATAATCCAAGACTTGTCAGTAGAGTTCCAACGTACGCCATACTTCCAAACAAGGTCTGGTAACAAGCCTCTACTTAAACATGTAGCTCCAGGCACTCCTTTAAACGCACTAAGCATAGACTCGTGGATGATAACTGGCTCTTCTTGCTTTTGGTCTTTGGGGTTTGTAAGGCGTTGAAAACGAGAACGCAAAGATGACTCAACTCTTGCTGCTAAATCTAAATTGCCACCACCAGCTACACCACCAACCTGCTCTATAAGTGTGTAGATGTTTCCCTTCCACTGACAAGAAAAACATATGAACGCACCACTATCGGCATTTATCCATAGCGATGGGTTTCTATCTTCTTTGCCTGTACGCTCTTTATGAGCAGGGCAGTTAATCTGAATCTCATCGCCACGAGTGTCGTTGACACTAAGACCTAAACTAACAAGAGTGTCTTTCATTTCCTCTATAGTCATTAGATATCACTTGCATCAATTTCGCGGAATGTACCTGTGCCCCAGTCCCATAGAAGTGAAACGTCTACGCGACCAGAGTTACGGCTGTCAAGAATCTTAAGTACACGAGTGTCATCTACATTCTCGTCTTCTCTCTGTAGACCAAAGATAACGTCAGCGTCTTGGTGGAAAGAAGATGAGTAACCAATAGAGTCGGCAGTTACCTGACCCTTCTTCATCTTCCAGTTAAGTACCTGAGTAGAAATAACTACTGGAACTTTATAACGCTGAGCCATACGCTTTAGCGAACGGGTGATGTTAGTGATTGCCTGTGGGGTGTTCTGCTCACCGCTCTGCTCGTCAATCATAAGGTAGGTACCGTCAATGAACACGATGTCTGGATGTAGAACTTGAATCTTGTTAGCAATACCAGAGACGGTAGAGCCGTTAGCAGAGTCCACTAACCAGAACTTCTTGCGCATGCTTTCTAATGATTTAAGCTTCTGCTTGTATCTTGCTTCGTCTTCTGCAGATAAAGTACCAGTTAATAAACGTGTGTGTGATACGCGTGAACGCATAGCATCGTAACGAGTCTGCTGTTCGTGGTTACTCATTTCAAATGACTGGAACATCACGCACTTATCCTGCATGTGAATGTTCTGTGCAACCTGCAAAGCAAGAGTTGACTTACCAGTCTTAGGTGGAGCAACAATAACAATTAGCTGACCATCTTGTAAGCCGTTAGTTGCTTGGTCCATAGTAGGGAAACCAGTAGGAACTCCAAGCATGCCTGGATTGTTCTTTCTAAACTCGTACTCATTGAAACGCTCTAGTGCGTTATCAGTAAGGTCTAAGTCGCTAGTCTTACTAAGACCGTCTTCTTCTAGCTTGGCTAGGTTACCTTGAATAACAAGTAAAGCCTTTTCATGGTCTTTTTCTTTTTCCAAAATATTGATGGTTTCATCCATCATATTAATGGTTGCAGCCTTACGTCGGTCTGAGATTACAGTGTCAATTAAATAATCAACGCTGTCATTTACTTCCAACAACTTATAGGCGGGGAAGTTACCCGAGATAACATCTAAGCTTGGGCACTCTGCATAGTTAAAGAAATGCTGTCGTGTAAATATCCATACACGCTTTACATCAGGGTCAACAAACCAACTGTCGTTAACGCCTCTATCAAATAGTGGGGCTAGGTTGCGGTCTGCAAGTACTTTACTTAGTAGCTTTGCTTCATTGTTCATAGTTCCTTAAATGTCCTTCCCCATCGACCGTATTGTAAGAGGCGCGAGTCTACATCAACAACGCCAACAACTTCAGGTCTATAGGGAAGTTCGTTGACCAAATGATTAACCGATTCGTATGCCGTAAAGTATCTAAAGGGATTGGTACCCATCTTGTCAAGTAGGTCCATAGCTTCAGATAAATTTTCTTCGTCTAAGTTGTAAGACACAAGTTCAAGCGTCACCCCTGCACGGGATGTATATAAATATAGATAGCTTAAAATATCGCGTCTAAACTTTTTATTTATTTTTACTGATGGGATTATTAAAAGCTTCCGCTTAACGGAAACTTCTACATCCATAATCAGGTCTGTTGTAACTAACAACCTTTTGGGGAGTTCGTTACTGATATCCCCGTGCTTCATTTAAAAGACTTCTATCTTACCGAAGCGAATTACAAAGTCACGGAAGTCTTCTTTAGATTGCTTAGCTTTAAACACGTCATCTTTAGTAGCTCGACTAGAGAACTCTAAAGGGTAGTTGTCTCCACCGTTAGATTTAACACGGGCTTGTACAAACTTAACATGCTTGCATGTGCTGCGACCTTTGTATCCTTGGCATGTGCAATAGAACTTGTTGTCGTCATCAACAGACACTTCAAAGATTCCTGGACCAGGGGTCTGGGATTGACTTAGAAATACTTGTACAAGTTTAGTATCCATTACCTTGCTCATTCTCGTAGGTCTCCTTTGTTAGTAACCATTTCATAATATAGGAATGCTTCCTTGGCAAAGCTTTCGGTAGCGTCTCCGTAAAGACTACTCCAATCGTCAAGCATGACGTTGGTGGTCACTATGGTTGGCAGTCCTTGGTTGAACCGTGTACGTAGTACGTGGTGCAACACGTTCTTCTGCCACCCGCTTAGGCTAGCGTGTTCCTTGCCTACATCATCTATCACTAGGACTCGGATGTTGTAGGAGTCATGCGCCTCGCCTAAGACACCATAGTAGAGGACCTCCTCCCAGTCTGTCGGGCTATCCATCATGCGACCTTGTAGGGCCAAGACGTCATTAAAGGTCATAAAGTAGCAGGGACGTATTAAAACCCCACCTTCCTCAACATCAAAAGCATCAATAGGGGAGTTAAGCATGATGGTCTGGATAATAGATGCAGCCACTGTTGACTTTCCACGACCAGGCTTTCCAGCTAACAACAATCCCTTACCGCAATACTTACTAGAAGAAGCACGGACGTTCTCACCTTTGTCAAAAACTTTAAGCCAGCTTTTAATATCTGCAATGTCATCTTTGTCAGTGTCTTTGCAATCATCTACTGTCCAACCTAGACGAGCCTTTGGTATGCCAGCAGCCTTAATCCATGAACGACGACGAACCTTCTGGTCTTCAAGTTTGTACATCACTCAACTCCTAACTGTGCACGACGCTTTGCTTTAACAGACTCTACACGTGATAGGTCTTCTGGCGCCAGTGCACGTTTTGCCTCTTCCAACATGGTGGGAGCATACTTTATAAATCCAAAGAAGAGAGCGTCTGGGCTTCGCTTATCTGTATCGTGCTTCTGACTGTCAATCCAACGGTCAAGAATTTCTTTTTCAATATCGCCAGTAGTATCAAAGTCTGCACGGAAATTTTTCATGGCACTAATAAACGCGGGACGTTGGTTGGTGGTGACCTCACTAATGTGCCACACAGTCTTAACCACTTCCGCAAAGTAATTAACTACATCCGTAGGGGTCCACTTCTCAACGGGACGTGAAGCCCTAATCTTCTGACGGTCAGTGTGCTTCTTCTGTTTAGCCTCTGTGCGTTCCTCAGCCTTGCGCTTACGGTCCTTTTCTATCTCTGCTGCTAAGTCATCTGGGTCTAGCCACATGTCGACTCCTTCGATAAATTCTTCTTGTTCTTTATGGGACGCACTTAGTGCGTCCCCTTGGTTAACTGAATATGCTTCTATGCTATTAGGATAATTAGCTAGATAGCTATTCTGTGATATAGAGGGACGGGTTTTCCGCAACGGTGCCGTTGCGGGTTTTCCGCCACGGTTCTTCCCATCCTTCATGTGTTTCTTGAGGATGTCAACACCCTTCTGGGTAATCTCCACAGTGGACCAAAAGTTCCCTTTGTCCGTTTTCCCTTTAATCAGGGCTATCAGGTCGTTAGAGCGCAGCTCTATCAAGCCTGAGGAAACATAGTCCTTACCCACCCCAAGAGCCTCTGAGAGGCCTTTGGAGCCTCCTGAAGCCCCCTGTGCGTACACGTGTAGGAGCAGCCCCAAAGCCTTAGGGCTTAGGTGTGTCTGTGTCATTACGGCTAAATTCCTCCTTGAAGGCACGGGCAAAGATGCGGGCTATTTCTTCGACCCCCGCGTAGAGATTTTCAAGACCTTCGTCGTCTTCTTCGTCTTCGTCTTCGTACTCTTCGTCATCTTCTTCTTCTTCACCGCTTTCTTCCTCCTCCGCGCCATCGTCTTCGTCCTCCTTTGCACTTTTAGTTACGCGCTCTTTTTCTGGGAAGTCAATCACCTCCGCTTTTTTAATATCAGCAGATGGGTTGATTGGGACTAGGCCGTCAGTAAGGTCAAAGCACTTAATATCAGCTTTCTTACATGCAACTAGAACGTCTAAAGAAGTATTATCTTCATCAGACCAGAGAAGAAAAGCAGTTGTCTTCTCTCCAATAATGATTTCAACAGCTTTGTTTATTGGGTCTGGGTCATTAATCATAGAGCCAGCGGGTAGGTTAGTTAGGTTAGCTCCTTCTGAAGCTACGTAAACAACCTCTTTGTTTTTTTCTTTTGCATACTGTGCAACAAAAACTTGTGACGGTGTTGGGTTACCAAAGATTGGCATAACAACAATGCCGTCTTCACCATTGGCATAGTAATGGTCTTCCATTAATGCCTCAATGTTTGCGCGACTTGTCGCACCGTTTCCTGCTACCAGTACATAGTACTTGTCCATGTGGACCTCCTTAGGTGGCCCACATACTACACCTATTCTTCGCGAGCGCTATTGATGACGGCAGGCTTGTAGGTGGCGACCCTTTCTACAAGGGCTAGTAAAGATGCCCCCAGGAATGCCCCCGCTATGGTGTAGAGGATGTAGCTCTTAGTAGTTGAAACTTCAACTAAATACACAGCTACTGCTGAGAATAAGATAGAGAACCCAGCATTTAATATTTGAATACCTATGAAGATACTAAGGACATCTAGCAAAGAACGTATGGCAGCTAGGAAGAACCCTGTAAAGCATCCGATAAGAAGTAGCTCAAGCATGAGCCTATCCTACTACGTATTTGGCTGTGCTAGGTATATGGCGTAGGTAGAGCCGCTGGTAACCCAGTCGTCCAAAGCACCTTTAACTAAACGAGATTGGATAGCTCTGCAGTTTTTGTAGTAGTGGCTACGAGCCTGGTTAGGGACATTACCTTCCCAGAACAGGTCAGAGCCAGGGATAATACGTCCATTAGTTCCGTCAAAATAATCTAGTACTAAACCAGAGTTCTCAAAAAGAGCTTCCTTAACCAAAACAGTTCTAGAAGACGCGTCTGCTGTCCAAGTTAAACTAACGGTTGCATAGGCTGCCGTAGCTGGGGCCAGGGCAGAGACGCTTGGACGCGAGTAGTCAGCGCTAGTAAATGTAATAGCCTGAGTGTTAGTAGACAGTAAAGTCTTTGATGAGTCGTACCATAAGATGTTTATAGAACCACTACCGCTAGTTTGAGTCCCACCCTTAACATACAAGCTAAATGTGTAGGCAGAAGTAGGATAAAAAATCTTCATATACTGAGTGTTGTTAGTAAAAGAGCGAAGAGTCACAACACCAGAGGCAGTTGATGTTAGTGTTGTAATATCCGCTGGTCGTGTAATAGTACCGTTTACAATAGACCAAGGTGCAAAGTTGCTACTTACGTTAAAAAGAACAGGGTTAACCAACTCATTGATTCGGTTAGCTTTAAGAGTGATGTGTGATTGACGAGCCTCATCAAAGTCAGTAACACTGCTAGCTTGTTCAAATTGGCAGTTGTCAAAATAGTGGCGCTCATTAGATGCCGCGTTAGCTACGTTAGAAACCGTAATAACAGGAACCGCGTAGTAAGACTCTTGAACAAGTTTTGTAGTAACAAGGAACCCAGAACCATTAGCGCTACCAATGTCTGTCTTATTTAAAGTAAAGACTGTTGTTGTATCCGCACCTTTACCACCGTTAATAACGGCAATAGAAATAACAGCTCCACCAAATATAGTTACGTTAACTCTTGGAAGAATCGTAGGTTGTTTTCCAGATACGTAGGTTAACGGCACGTTTGCATATGTTCCGTCTGTATATAAGGTTCCAGCTGTAGTGTTATATGGGTTAAAGGTAATGTTACATGGAGCTGAAGCAGACACTACCCCTCTTGCAGAGAATGAACCCGCAACGTTAGATACAGAGTTACCAGTAGTTGTAGACATAAAGGTACCAAGACGGTCGTACCAACTAATACCCACAGTAAAAGTTCTAGAGGTTACGCTAGCGGCTGAGTACGCGCTAAAGGTGTATTGGTCTCCAGATGTTATTGGAATGCCGTAAACAATAGGGTTAGATGTTCCACAACTAGCGGTCACTACTGCTGCAGTTGAACCAGCGTTACTTAATGATAGATAGCCTTTTTGCTTGTTTGGGTATAAGGCTGGAGCAGTAGGTTCATTACGAGCTGCTGGGTATGGGGTAACAGTTGGGTAGCTTTGAGTGTCTGGGTTAAATGCTGACACCAATGCAATATTAGGAGCCACAATATTTACGTCAATACCTGTTGGGTCTGAGCCTGTAATAGCAACAGGGGTAGCAGAATTAAACTTAGGAATTTTAAAACCACTTAATGTTACAGAATCTCCAACAGCATATCCATTAGCTCCAATATTTAAGTGAACGGTATTGGAGTTTACAAAGAAAGAGTTAACCGTGTAAGACTTAATCTGGCGTAAGGTACCGCTGTTGTCTGTAGATGCCCAACGTCCAATACCCTCTTCAAACGAGGAGTCGTTGTAGTCCAGCATTAAGTTGTGACTTGATGTAATACCCTCCACTACAGGGTTGATAGACCCTTCAATTGGAGAAGGGCATGCCCATCCAGTAAATGCTTTTACGTATTGTCTAACACCTTGTGAGGAACCTTTTTCTTTTGATAGCTGCACAGAGTCACGTACTAATACTCTTGAGTTTTGAAACCCAATCTCAGGTTCAAAGTTAATACCAAACTGATTTAACAACAAAGGAATAACAGTGTTAGACATCTGTTCAAAGTTAAATCTTTCAAATAGAGTTTCAACCGTGCCCTTAATGTAGTCAAATTGATAACCAAACAAAGATAAAAACTCTCTTAAATCACTGTTGTCGTAATTTGAAGACGCTACATAGGGAGTGGTTATCTTTGTAATTTCAGGCATTAAATCATATAGTCGGTTTCCGCCACCATAGTTAGGTACAGCAAACCCAATAACTTTACCCGCTAGAACCCAAGTGTCCTGTACAGTTTCGTTAACAAAAATAGAATAGTAGTAAAACTTTGGTTTTTGTAAATTTACAGTATCAACATATGAAACATCGTTATCTGATTTTTCAGTAGTAAATACGTTTATACCATCTGTTATGTTTACTGGAAATCCGTACGGGCTTCTCATCAGCTTTAGGGTGTCCCAGTCTCCGACTGGTTTTGCCCAATTAATTGTTATCTGCAGGTATCCAGAAGAGATAGCCGTTACTGGAGAAGCATCAAAAGTTAATGGGTTATCGCTACCATAGTAACTTAGGGGGAAACTAGGGGAGCTGTAGTAATCAAGACCGTAACGTGACATCCTATTCGATGCCTCCAGTTACCGTTAGGTCAAAGGTACCTAGTTGAGGAAGCTCATTAGTTGAGCAGATAATATCTCGAACGGTAAGAACTGTTACCTTTGCTAGTCCAGTTACAGCAGTAGTAAGTACGTTAGTAGCAATACATACGTAGCTAAATGTTGTTGGGGCTGTAGCCGTAATAACGTATGTGCCATTAAACGTATCATCAACGTTAGTGATAAGTACGGTCTGACCTACAGATAGGTTGTGAGTAGCGGACGTAGTTAGTGTGGCTACGTTACTTGTAAGTATCTTGTTATTAATAGAGAACGTTTGTTCTTCATCTCCTCGTACCATCTTAATCACAGAGGCTCTTGATACACCAGCCACTGCATTAGCAGAGCTTAGAACATCTTGTAGATTAATACGGTCGTTAAATGCCACGTTGTCAAAAGCAAACAACTCTTGAATAGCAGACTGAATGTCTGCTGTAACTTTAGCTTTAACATATTGCGGTAAGATAACACAGTCAAGTTTAAGTTGAGCAGGTACGTACTTAGGTGGTTGGAATGTCAACGTTGTGCCTGGAGGAGTCTTATCTGAGAAAAAGGTATAAACTTTCTCAACTAAGTTGTTAAAGACAGTTGATGCGGTCAAACCATCAGACTGAAGTCCAGAGTCTCCATAAGGAGCTAAGTAAATAGTAATGCTGCTATAAACTTCAGCAATAGAAATTGCTTTAGCCACTCCCTGTACTTGAACAGCAAGAGATGAATAATCAGCCAACGATACAGCACGGCTTAAAGCTCTGATACTTTGCGGAGCGTTTACTCTGATAGAGTCAGTTGTTTCTGGGTCCGCTCCACCAGATGCTGCTCCAGAAATCTCACCCACGTTTTGGTTCACAACAGTCAACCCAGTTACCTGGTTTGTAAGAATGAACTTAATAGTGTTAGCTGATACGTTTCCTTGAATTCCTCCGCCTACACGGTAGGTAGCAGTAATTTGAGCACCATTAGCTGGAATACGACCGCTGATTCCATCTCCAAACGTTACATATGTAACGTTATCAGCATCAGCTTCTGCAATAAATACTGGGTCAAATTCTTGGTAATCAATTAGGTAGGGAACTTGAGAGTAGTTAACTCCCGCAATAGTTAAGGATACGCTTCCGTTAATAACTGGGCTTTGAGCTAATTCAAATATTTGGTTAGGGGTACCGTTAGATACTCCAATAACTTCATTAGTAACTGTCTCACCTTGAGTTGCAGCTACAGTTGCTGAACCGTTTAATGCCCCAACTTTTGCTGGCACAGTTACAGCCACATCTGTTTCAAATATAACCTGAGTTCTTTGTCCGTTGTTTACTACGCTAGTAGCTACCTGAGTCTTTGCTGGTACTGTAATTGGGTCCGCAGTAGAGTTCTGAAATGTAAGAAGTACAGTTGCTGGAGTTGCTCCTGTAGGAACATACCCAAGAATTTTTGCAATATTAAGTACGCTGCTTTTCTGGCTAGCGGTAGACAAAAATGACTCATTAAGTGAACGGTCAATATAAAAGTTTAGCTCATCAGCAACATATGAAAACAGTTCAAT